TCCAAAGAACAGATTGCATCTCTATGTGAAAATGCAAGAAATACTTTCAAAGATGATTTAGAAGATATTGCTTCTATTTTGAATACAGGGATTCCTAACTACATTCAAAATAGTTTACCATCTCTTGTTTCCGATCCCGGCTGCAATAATGGACTGGTTCCGTTTGAGCCAGAAGAAATTTCACAAGCCACAGCAAACTCTCTAAATGCAAATCTTGAATCACTAAAACTATCTTATACTTACGATATGATTGGAAATGGCCCCGGACAAGTGAACTGGGGATTTATCAACATGGTCTTGTCTGACACAATGGGCAACCCTTACACAACTCACACAAGAAAATCTTTTAATTCTGGTGGTCGATTCTTCGCAAGACGTTATGTTGATTTCTATGTTGAATCTGGCGACAGTGATGACGGCAACTATGCTGCCGTAAGTAAACAACAAGGCGCTTATCCAGTTTATATTGCAGACTGGCTGAAAGACACACAGATGCCAATACAACTTGGTAATGCAGTCTTTGTTTCAAACAATGGATATCAAGAAAATGTTTCATCTTTTAGAACATTTAGCCAACTAAACTTTGACGGTCTATTCGGAGATGTTAATCTCCTTACACTTCCAGATACTCGGTATAATGTTGAAACCTCTGTTGACTTTGAGCAAGAAGTTGTTAAGTTCGACGTAAAAGCAAGAAAAAGTGTTCCAGACATGAGATTATCTTTTTATGATAACGCGAAGGGAACTGGAGGTTATGCTTATGGTTTTGAACTTGGTCTTTATCTATCTGATATTATTGGCAGTGATAACGTTTATGTCAACAGACAAGATGATAATGCCAGAATGATAATTTATAGCGCAGTAAACACAAAATCAAAAGAATATGATCCAAACAAGTCATTCAGCAATGATGAAGACTTTGGTCGCTCAAAAAATGATGAAGTTTCTAATCTAAAATGGATAGAGCATGAGTTTATCGCCATCGATGACGGTCTTAGTGGATTAGATACAACACTTTATCCAAGATATACAGAAACCACAACGCAACTAAAGGCATTTATTCCACAGGTCTACATGCTTCAAGACATTATTGAAAAAGCTGGCAATACCCCTCCCAACGCTCAGACTATAAAAGATGGTCATGATAAGATAATGCAGACTCTATTCAGGGCATTTGCAGAAGAGGTCTATTCAAATGAAGCAGCATTCAGATATGGTGCAGAGTTTGATGATTTAACTTATGATGATATTGCTTATGGTGTTGTCAATGATGAAGGTGAATGGCAAGAATATTCTGAATATGTGTCTGATAACGAAATCACAAATGAAGACGCTATATTAGGAGTTAGTTACGACCAGTTCCTTAATGAACAAAACGGCACTCCAGAAAACACAAGAATCTTTTATTTAGACCCTGCTCAATATGGTGGAAATTATTTCAACCCACCTGTCTATGTTAAGCCTGTCAAGAATACAGGCTGGCTTGGGTTTGTTAATGCAATGTTTCCAGAGATTAGTCCCTGTAAGCCTTATCGTGCAGATGTTGTTGATTTCCAAACAATTCAAGAGCGGATTGATGATTCATACGCCAGCATCCCAGAAGATGAAAGATTAAAATCAGATCCTGATTGTGTAAGAGAAGAACCCTATAATAGAATTTTAGAAAGACCTGCAAAGGCAGGGATTGAAGGACTTATCAGCGCAGCAATAAGAATATATGCTAGTGTCCATCTTCTTAAATCTTCTGCTACTTTTACAAAATTTAAACCAGACTTTGACCTTGTTCATAGCAAACTCTATCCACAATATATCATTGAGATCATGGAAAAAGAGTTCAAAGATGCACAAGCAAAAGGAGAGTTTTTAAATCCGTTTAAGGACGAAGAGTTTTGGTATGCGTTCTTAGAACAGGGAGTCCAAACTTATGCAAGAAGATACGCCGATGGTCAGTTGGAAGACCCGCCAGCGCATGTTATTGATGCTCTTTTGAGAATTGAGCAAGTCATTTTAAATCACAGAACCATTTATAAGAACTCTTATGTAACTGAGGATGGCAGAGCTATTCTTGGGTTAAAAGAAGCAAAAGATATTGGAGATGCTTCTTTACTCCAGACTCTCAAAGGTTACCGTGCAGATAAGAATCTGGAAGTTATTAAAGAAACAGAAGAAGATGCAAAGATAATATTTTCACAACTGGTTATAGAAGAACTGCAAGCAATGTCTGAAATCTATATTAAAAATATGAAAGATGTCGGAATGGCTGGAGACGATTTGGTTAGCGATGTAAGAAAGTACGTTCTTGAGAATCTGACTGAAGGTTCTACACTAACAATTGATAAAGAAATTAAAGAAGAAGTAGAAGGAATCTCGACTACCGAAACTGAAAATATTTACACTTCTGGTGGCATGCTCATTACTGAAGACGGTGAAAACTATGTTGGTTATTATCATCTTGAAGAGGATGATGAAGGAGACTTAGTTTATATGTCTGGTGCATATCCCAGAGATGATGGCGAGGTTCTTAAAGTATCTGCTGATAAGATTATTGTCCCAATCGGCAATATTGCTGATATTGGACTGGCAGAACCAACCCCAGATAAACCATTTTCGATTGAAAAATACATTAAAATAAACAATGTCTATAAGATGCCGGGTGAAGCTATTGCTACCATTAAAAGTTCTGGAACGGCAGACACAAATATTTCAGATATCTATCCCGGCACAATGGAGTTGGTCTATAACGAAGATGGGCAAGAGATTGGGATTCAAGGAGAGCTTGGAGTTCGTTATGGATTAAGATTCTCGATTGATGTTGGTTCAGGAAAACAAACACTGGTTGAAGTAGAAGTTGATGCTCTTGACCTACCAGTTACAGAAGTTCAGCCTTTAGAGGCAGACTCAAAACTGTTGCTATGTTTGGTCAACAATCTTTTAGATGATCCAGATTTCAATGCTGTTATGAAGTTTATCTTTCCATTAAATAAGCTTCTTTCTACTATTGCAATCTATAATGACATTGGGTTTGTTTCTTCTATTGGGGAGACTGTTGTTGAAGATGCTTTTTCTACCGGAGTTAATATTGAAGATAAGCCCGGTAGATATATCATCAGTTCTGGTGACGCTCTGACTGTAGAGGACGGAGCTACTGGCTGGTTTAGCGGAGATGATAGAAGTACAATCTTTGGAAATGGCTTCTTTGTTCTGCATTTTGACAAGTGGGATCAACAAACATTATCAAAATCAAAGGCTAAGATTAAAAAACTATTCAAAGCATTCTACAATTCAAGAGACTTTGATCCAAATGGTGATGATTCTGAGAGCCCAAGTCAACTGTTTATTTCACAACTAATCGAGGCGTTTAGACCTGCATCGGGCCAGAACCTGCTGCCTTGGTGGAAAAAAAGGATGTTGAGAACCAACCCATTCAATGCAAACGGCGATTTGTGTGACAAAAAAGAATAGCAAGATATTTACAATGGAGGATTGAAGATGTCTTCATACAGTGTTAGATTGCCCTTATCTCGTGATAGTGCTGATGGGTTTGGAATGATAAAAGAAATAGAAGAAATGATTAGGCAAAACCTAAAAATGCTCATTTTGACAAATCCGGGTGAGAGAATAATGGATCCTGAATTTGGAGTAGGGATGAGACAGTTTCTGTTTCAAAACTATTCTGAAAACGTTTATTCTGAAATAGATTCAAAGATCAGAGAGCAGGTTTCGATTTACATTCCAGCGGTAAGAATACAAGACGTTAAGTTTTATTCAATTGAAGAAGACTCAAACATTATCAAGTTTAGACTCATCTACACAATACCAGCTATCGGGATTAATGATTTGATTGATCTCACTATTTAGATTTGAAAGGAAAACCTAAAGAATGTCACAAGATAAAAAAATACCAGTTAACTACACTAATCGAGAGTTCCGAGGGATTAAGAGAGATTTGGAGCAGATAGCTGAAAGATACTATCCTGACAGTTTTCAAGATTTTAGTGAGGCTTCTTTCGGTTCTCTCATGTTGGATTCTGTAGCTTATGTTGCTGATCAGTTGTCCTTTTACCTTGACTACAATGTCAATGAGATGTTCTTAGATACTTCTTTTCAACGCTCTAACATTGAAAGACATGGTAGGATTCTTGGTTATAAAAGTCAAGGTAGGGCTTCAACATACGGAGTAGTATCTTTATATGCTCTCATTCCAGCTTCAACAGTTGGTTTAGGTCCAGACAGCACATATTTGCCAATATTAAAAAGAGGCTCACGATTTACTTCACAAAATGGTTTGAGCTTTGTTTTAACAAATAATGTTGATTTCTCAGATCCAAAAAACCAAACTGTTGTTGCGACTGTAGATCAGAACACTGGCGCACCAACTTTTTATGCTATCAAGGCTTTTGGAAATGTTGTTTCTGGTTTCTTTAGCCAAGAAACCATAACTGTTGGTGACTATGAGAGGTTCAAGACAATTCAATTACAATCTACAAATATTTCTGAAATAATTTCTATCTTAGACTCTGATGGAAATGAGTATTTTGAGGTTGACAACTTGTCTCAAGATATTATTTATCGTGAGATACCAAACAATAACTACAAGAACGACAATACCCCTTCAGTTATGAAACCATTTTTGGTATCTCGTAAGTTTGTATCCTACATTGAAAGGACCAGAACTTTTATTCAGTTTGGCTCTGGTAATCCAAATGAGAGTGATGTTGTAGCAGAACCACAAAAAGTTGCTATTGACGTTTTTGGTAAATCTTATGTAACTGACACAACATTT